TGGCGCCGGGTCGCGGCAAACCTGTTAAAGGAACTTGTAGAAAACTCGTAAAAGAAGGGGGCTCCTTTTTTAAGAATTATAAAGTATAATATAAATATAAGGTACAGAAAAATGGACCTTAAAATAAAAGTCGAAAGGATGGTAATTACCATGGCAAAAACTATTACTATTGAAGTCGAGGCCCCAAAGAACTTGAAAGCAGGCGAAGTATTCAGTGTTGAGGTTGAAATACCAAAGCCTGAAAGAAAACCAAGAGGACAGCTAGCAGGTATTGCACTAGTTGACATGACTGACGAGCAACTCAAGAGAGAGATTATTAATGCAAACAGCGTTCTTTACAAAGCTAAGCAAAGAGGCGCCTCTGAAGAGACTATCGCTGCTAACCAAGCAAGAGTTGACAGAGCTAAAGCTGAGAAAGCTAAAAGAGCTGGCATTAAAGAGAAAGCCACAACTGACGGAGCCCCAACTGAAGACGCCCCAACAGAAATCTAATCAAACAGCCGGCGATGCCGTATAATAGCGCCGTCGCCGGTTGGCAAATACCTACAAGTGAGCGCCACATGAAATCAACAGTGCTACTATAGGGCCTGTATATAAGCTAGCGCGATGCTTATCGAAAGTAATGTGACTTGTAGGTATTTACCAGCCGGTGAGGCATGGAACCAATGCACTCGAGTTATACTCATACATAGAATGTGTTGGGTCTCCTTAACTCAAGCCGCTGCCTGCCCTTATGATAGACTTGTCACCTATCAGCCTACTTTCTCAGGCAGCGGCCAATTATAACCTGTCAAATTTTAAACAAGGGTGATTGGTAATGCAGAACAAGTTACTTATATCAAGTAATCATATAGAAATACAATGTGACCGTAATGATACAGCTACGCAGTTGCTTATGGCTGAGTTTTACCCGGTCACTTCAAATAGGATAAAAACATCTTTTAAGCTTTCACCACACTTAGTTCCTGAAGTGCTTAAAACGTTCAGAGGGCTGGACGCTAGCAACATACATACAGCACCCCAAAAGATTCAAGACTACTTTTATACTGAGATGATGATACGTGAGAATACGCAGGACTTACTCACTAATGGGCCGCGGCACTCATGTGTTGTATCTGATAAGCTAACACTTAAAACACATCAACAACTCGGTCGTGAGCTTGCCCAATATCATGATAGATTTGCGTTCTTTTATGATACACGGACTGGTAAAACTCCCTTAGCTCTTACTATCATTTATGATGACTTGCAACGCAACCCAGAACATAAGTGGCTTGTAATTTGTCCATTGATTCTTATCTACAATGCATGGCTTGAAGATGCTGAAAAGTTCTTCCCGGAGATAAAGGTAGTCAACTGTCATGCAAGCACGCCTAAGAAGCGTATGGAAGCCATCGAGACACCTGGTAATATCTACGTCACTAATACAGAGTCTTTTGTGAGGTACCGCAGCGCCTTGGAACCCCTTGGTTTTGCTGGGTGTATCGTAGACGAATCTTCCGACATGAAGAGTCCTCGTTCCAAGATTAGTAAAGAGCTTGTAGATTTTGCCCAATACGTGAAAAGGTTCTATTTATTAGCTGGGACGCCTGCGCCTAATGGTGAGTGGGAATATTATATGCAGATGAGAGCTATAGACTATTATGGCTGGCAGCAGAGCTACACACAGTTCAAAGAATACTATTTCGTGAACATGTCATACAATCCGCAATATGAGAAACTAAGCATAAGACCTGATAGGAAAGAAGAGCTACTTGCTAATGTAAAGAATAAAGCTCTGTATGTAGATAAAGAAGATGTGCTTAACACACCTGGCCGTACATTTCATGAAGTTGAGTATACTATGCCGAAGGAACTTGCCGCCCACTACAGAAAGCTTAAGAACGAGCTTTATCTGGAGCTCGGCGACGAGGCGCGTATCACTGCCGCTAATACTGGGGCTAAGTTAAACAAACTTAACCAAGTATCGTCCGGGTTTATTATGGACACACAGGCTCGTAAGGAGAACAAGTTCTACGGCACTGATTTAGCTGAGTGGTATTTGTTAGACAATACTCGGTTTGAAGTTCTACAAGACCTTCTTAATAAAGAGGGCATTATAGGGGAGCAGGTGCTTATCTGGGCTAATTACAGACGAGAGTTCGAGTTGATACAAGAGATGCTTGGTGACAGATGTGCTTGCGTCTATGGAGGAGTAACTCTTGAAGAAAAGAATGAGGCTATAAAGCGCTTCAAGGCTGGTCAGGTTCAATACTTAATAGCAAACCCCGCATCAGCTGACAAAGGCCTGACACTCACTAATGCACATATAGCCATTTATTTCAGTTTGAACTGGTCATATGAACTATTTAAACAATCTTATGATAGAATATACGGCGATAAGAATATACAACCACATCATTGCGACTACTATATAATAATCGCTAAAGGGACTATAGACAGAATACTATATAGTGACGTATTGCAGGGCAAAGGTGATGCATCTTATGCCGTGCTTAACCACTTAAAGTCAGGAGGAATATAATGGAAAAGATTTATAAGTACAAATTAAACTTGCAAGATACACAGATTATTAACGCTCCTATTGTCAAACCTCTTTGTGTGCAGAAGCAAGGCAATGAGTTAGTTTTGTGGGCTGAGGTAGACACAGCAAAGGATAACGAAATCTTTCAAGTAACTATTGTAGGTACTGGGCATTCTGTACCAACAGATGCTGGTGAGTATCTCTCTACAGTACAAGATGGATACTATGTCTGGCACGTCTACTTAAATAGCTTGACGGATTACTTACAAGCTCAATGAGGAGGAATATAATGGAACTATTGACTAAGACAGTTAAAATTACAAATAGACGAAACGTATTAGTACAGATACCCGGTTTTGTCATAGCTGCCTGGCCTAACGCTGATGAATTGGAGGTGTATTATGACAAGGAACTACAAGTCGTCACCATCAGACCGTCAATACTCGGAGGAATCGGTTTTACTAAAGAAGGTGATAGAGTGGCTAGAACCGCAGAAGCGTGACGGTATCAAAGTCATGCGCATTGTAGATAGATACACGAAGGGTTACTCAGACTTATTCATATGTGCAAAAGGTAGATTTGTAGTTGCTGAGCTTAAAGATGACACTGGCACCGCGACGCCGCACCAAGAGTTGTTCATAAAAGACATTATTGCATGTGGAGGGGTTGGTGGAGTATGCCGTTCTGTAAAGGATGTAGCTGACTTAATAGATAAAGCAATAGGGGGATAGGCTATGCAAGAGATTGACTGCTTAATACAACAAAATATAGGACTGGTGATATCACTGCTTAAGCAATATAATCTCTTGCAAGACCCTGAGGCTGAGAGTATTGCGATGGAGAGCCTTTGGAAAGCATGTGTAGATTATGATGAGACGCTTGGGTATAAAATGTCCACGCTTATTACAGTGTATGCTAAAAGGTCTTTAGGCTCTTATCTTCGTACACTACATAAACAACGTCAAATTGAGACTATTTCATACAACAACATTGCTTATACAGAAGACGGCACTGACCATGAATTTCTAGAGCTGCTGCCTAGCTCACAATCAGTTGAACAACAGTTTATGAAAGATATATTACATAAGCAAGTAAAGGAGGTGTATTGCGATGTAGTTAATACGTTTAAAGGTAAGAAGAAAGCTATTATCGAAGCATGGGAGAGGTCTGAGTTTGAAGCTACTAACAAAAGCCTCGCCGCGGCGACGGGAGTATCACAACCGTACGTAAATCAGGTACTAGCGACATTTAAGCAGAGAATGCGAATTAAATTGAAGGAGGCTTATTATGAATAAAGTAGCAAGCGTTATTGAGCTTGTAAGTAATACGTCAAGCTATAATGACAAACAGTTTATACTAAAGAAAAATGAGAATGTTGAGGGTTTGAAAAAGATACTGAAGTTTATCTATAACCCTTATCACAAGACAGGTATCTCAGCGGCAAAACTACAAAGGGTGCTTGAGATTGCTGAGAATATTTCTACAGAGAAAGTTGTAGATTATAACAGGATGCTAGAATACTTTAAAACGCATCAGACAGGAACAGAAGCTGATTTGGTTATGGCTGCTCATTTTATAAATAGCACCAGAAAACTATATCCTGACACACCTTATGCGGTTGAAGTAGCTAAAGCAATCATTACCCAAGATTTTCAAATAGGCGTAACTGCAACGACACTTAATACAGTTTACGGTAAGATGTTCATACCAAAGATTGGCTGTATGTTAGGCAAGAAATTCGGTGACGTTGGACCACGCAAAACTAAGTGGCCGTGTATTGTAACTGAGAAACTGGACGGCATTAGGCGACTATTGATTAAGGAGAATGGTGTATGTAGATTTTACAGCAGGTCTGGGCATGAAGATACTGGTCTGGTTGAAATATTAGAAGACGCCAAACATCTACCTGATAATAGAGTCTATGACGGTGAATTACTAGCTGCCGGACATTTTTCAGATAGTATTGCTTTACGACAAGCTACTAATTCTATTGGAAATAGTGGAGGTAATAAGACAGGGTTAGTATATCATATCTTTGATATGCTGTCAGCAGAGGACTTCTGGAACGGCGTTTCAACTGAAGATGCAACTACAAGAAAGATTATGCTGGGTGCAACTCTCATGGACGAATCAATCCAGTTGCTTGATGATAACTGGCCAATGCTTATTGCATCTTACGGTATCCATCGGACCCTACAGTTCATCAAGCCAGTGCCTATACTAGGCGTGGTCAAGTCGATTGATGAAGTAGATGCAATAGTCGAACCAATATGGGCGCGTGGCGGCGAAGGAGTTATGCTTAACACTGTCTCAGGCAAATATGAGAAAAAGCGTTCCAAAGAAATTCTTAAGGTAAAGAAGACTAAAGAGTATACACTAGAAGTTGTAGATATAGTCGAAGGCACCGGCAAGTTTGAAGATATGATGGGAGCACTGGTTGTTGATTATAATGGTGTACGCTTAAAAGTGGGCTCAGGCTTCACAGAGGCACAGCGCCAACAGATATGGAACAATCAGGAACAGTTCATTGGAAGACTTATTGAGATTGACAGCTTCGGAGAATCTACAAACATGATGGGTACTAAATCGTTGAACTGCCCAATATTTAAGAGATTTGTAGGTACTGAATAATGAAAGTTAAAGTCGAAGGAAAGTGGTACACTGTATCCGCTGTAACATTTCATCATATAGGCAAAGAAAACTGTATAGATGATGGAGGAGCTGGCATAGTACTTAATGTCACATCTCCTGCATTATTTACAGAAACAATGCCTACTGTTGAAGATGCGAAAGACCTGCCAGATAAGTTAAGGAATTGGTTACTAACAACAAGAGTATACTCAGGGCAATCTACAGGAGCATGGAAAGGTGAAGCTACCCTGATTACAGTTGATAATTATTTTGGTGACTTAGGTGACTTGTATGGCAAAGAATAAGAGGAAGGAGGTGTTATAGTTGATTGATATGCTATATGGTAAGTTCTATACAACGTGTGATAGATGCGGTGATGAGCTACCCCCAACGGACACGTTTGATGAAGCTAAAGACCAGGCAGAATTAGAGGGCTGGGAAACTAAACTAATAGACTCATACTGGAGTAACCTATGTCCATCTTGTGTAGAGGAGGTGTAAAGATGTTGCATGTAGCTAGTGTAGTATCCCTACTTTGCTGTATTCTATGTTTAGGAAACACTATGAACAAGACTGCAGAGAAGTTTGAGAAAGTGTTCTTTGGCATTATGTCAGCTATATTTCTCGTTCTTTGTGTAATCATTCAAGTGGGGGTGCAGGGATAATGTTAGTAATATCTATAGACGGCGCGTGTCGCCGCAATGGAAAACCGGATTGTGTGTCAGCCGGTGGAGTGTTCATTATGCACTACAATAACGCTCTTGAATTGACACACACAGCACTGAAGTCGAACTATGAGACCGAATCTACTAATCAGCGAGGTGAGATGCTTGCTTTACTGACTGCCCTTGATTATGTTTATGCTTCTAAGCAGTCTGCGCAAATCATAACAGACTCAGAGTACCTATTTAATGCTATGACAAAAAACTGGTGTGGCAACTGGGAGAACAAAGGCTGGATTACATCGTCTGGTTCGCCTGTGAAGAACAAAGATATATGGATGCAAATTAAACACGCTCATGACAGATGCGTGGCTGAGGGAATTGAGTGTATCTTCTATCATGTAAAAGGACATACAATTCCATTCGGCAAAGTTACAGCGCAGCGTCTCTTAGCGAGTGATTCAAGTGGCATGGCTTTGTATTTAGCAGTGCAACAAAAGTATCGAGCTATTAAAGATGAGAAAGATGTATACGGCAAAGTTGCGGACTTATCGGAAAAGAATAACGGATTCATTCCTGATGAGGATGTTCTTGAAAGGTTTGTAGTTACTAACATAGTAGCAGACGCAGCGGCAACGAGATGCGTTGAAGCGGCGGACGCGTTGATTTAACCGGAAACAAGTAATGGACGTAAAAAGCGGTATTTACTTTTTCCTATTTTTGTGATATAATAATAAATGTAAGAAACCTTACAAATAAATTGAAAAGGAGATTTTAACATGACAAAAGAACTGAATAAAAAAGAAGAGGCGTTTTTGGCAACACAGAACGAAGCACCTATGGGTTTTGAGGATGATGATGCGGGTGATATGATTATACCTAGAATCAAGGTCATCCAAACTTTGAGTCCCGAACGTAAAGATGGCATAGCTGCTGAGGGAGATATTATTAATTCCCTGACAAAGGAAAAGTACAACGGTAAAAAATTCATACCCGTGTTCAAATTCAACAACAATGTTGAATGGAAAGACAGAGCAGACGGCGGAGGTATCAAGTGTATAGCTAGAGACGGTAAGGTAGGCGAAGCTTCAGATGGTACGACTCTACTATGTGCATCCTGTAAGCGTAACGAGTTCGACAACACTAAGCAGGGTAAGGAGGCAACTCCTAAATGCACGAAATATATAAACTTCTTTGGGTTTTTTGAAGGTACTAGGATGCCTATCATATTAAGCTTTGCAAGAACTAACTACAATGAGGGTAGGAAGCTGTATAGCTTAGCTAAAGTTACTATGCAGAACATGTGGAACTACGGGTATACTCTTAATGAGAAGCTACAAGCTAAAGGCGCTAACGAATGGTACATAATAGTACCTGTGGCTGCCGGACCTTCTACAGCAGAAGATAGAGCATTTGCATTAGAACTGTACAAAGCTTACCGTGGTACTATACAGTCTGTTAGCTTCGATTTGGAAGAGAATAGCCAAGCGGCTTCAGAACCAACTCCTGATATTGATAAGACTGAGTTTTAAGACACTTCAAAATCAATTAGTGGCCCAGTGGTACTTACACTGCTGGGCCGTTTTAGCGGGAGGTGGGTCTTATTCGTTGGAGTGATTACACAACTAAAATACTAGCATCTATAGATAATGAAGCATATTTCTTAAGCGTACTTAATAACATACAGCGCCGCGGACAAGAAATAAAAGCAGAATGCCCATTTAAGGAACTACACGAATCGCAAACTGATAATAATCCCTCGCTAACTGCAAATCTTCAGAAAGGCGTATACTACTGCAATAGTTGCCATTCCAAGGGTAACGTCCATACGATGTACAGGTACCTAGAACATAAGACAGCTGAAGAAGCTTGGTTTGATTTGGGAGACGCGTTGAAGCTGCCGCGACCCGACGGCACTAAGCCGGCTAGACCTGACATAGACCCAGGGTTAGTACGAGAGTATAACGCGGCGTTGATGAATTTAACAGGCTCGCTGCGTGATGTTCTCAGAGACAGAAGGGGACTCACAGACGAGACACTAAAACGTTTTATGCTAGGGTGGGACGGCGAGAGAGTTACAATACCTATATACGATGAATATAACGTACTGGTAAATTTTAGACGGTATAAATGGAACTCTGATAATGACCAATACAAAGTGCTTAACTATCGAGATGAACATGGCAATACTTATGGCGAGGTACGTATATTCGGAATAGATAGAATAATTGATTCAGACCTTGATTATGTAGTATGGTGCGAAGGCGAGATGGATAGAATTATAACGGAGCAACAAGGTTTCCCCGCCGCGTGCCCCACATCTGGCGCCGGAACATTTAAACCTGAATGGACTAGATTATTTAGAAATAAGAAAAAAGTGTACCTGGCGCAAGATAATGATGAAGCAGGTAGAAATGCAACTAAACGGCTCTGTGAGAAACTTTACAGAGTTGTAGATGTCTACATAATCAACTGGCCGGAGGACTTTCCTGATAAAGGCGATTTAACTGATTACTTTACAAGGTGTGGTCAAACTGCTGAGGACTTTCAGACGTTATTGAACTCAGCGACAAAGTACATTGACCCAGATATGGATGACCGCTTGGCTGATGAAGCTGAGGCTATCGAAGTACACTTATCTGATAGTTCTGCTGCCGAATACTTTGGTCGCAGGCTCAGTATACCTGTAATGGTGAGCGGTAAAGACAGTACGCCGTATATATGTCCTAAACGAATTAAAGCTGATTGTGGCGAGGCTTGCGATAGTGAGTCAAAGAAATGCGCTAGCTGTGCTTTAGCTATTATGGCTGGTGAGCGAATTAAAACTTTATCGTCAATAGATAAGGACGTCCTTAAGCTAATTAAATGTACCGATAAGCAACAACTACAAGTACTGTATGAGATGATGGGCATAAACCCAAGATGTGAAAAAGTTAAGATTGACATTGAAGAGTATATGAACTTAGAAGAGCTGCGCTTAATACCTAAGGCAGAAGCTAACTTTGGTTTTTCTACTGGTCATGAGTATGTAGTTCGTACAGGTTACTATATAGGTAACAACTTGAAAACTAATAAACGGTATACTATGGTAGGCTATATGTTCCCAGAACCACATTCACAATATGCTTCGTATGTGTTTGATAGCGCTTACCCAGAGAAAGATTTGATAAGTGACTTTGAATTGACAGAGGAAACTATTGAATATCTTAAAGTATTTCAACAGAAGCCTGGGCAGACTATCAGACAGAAGTTTGATGAAATTCATAGCGATTTAGAAAGAAACGTTACCTATATTTGGGAGCGAAGAAACGTAGCTTTTGCGGTAGACCTGATATATCATACAGTGCTTAACTTTTATTTCCAGCAGCAATATGTTAAAAGAGGCTGGGGCGAGTTGCTGATTATTGGAGACTCTGGTCAGGCGAAGACTACCATTGTAGAGAGGATAATGCACCATTACAGACTTGGAGAATTGCACTCAGGTGAATCTTCAAGACGTACAGGACTTGTCTACAACTTGCAACAGAACAACAAAAGATGGTTTCTTGTTTGGGGAGCATTCCCGCTCAATGATGGAGGCTTACTCACCATTGATGAGTTGTCTGGCCTTGACGAAAATGACCTTGCCGTTATGTCAGATGTACGTTCAAGCGGAATTGCAAAGGCTACAGGAGTTATCACAGCAGAAACTACAAGCAGAACAAGAGCTATATACATTTCGAACCCTCGGAATGGACGACCGCTCAATTCAGAGACTTACGGAGTTAATGCAGTCCTTAAGCTTATGGGAAAGGCAGAGGATGTTAGACGTCTTGACCTTGCTATGTCCGTCGCCTCTGGAGATGTTGACCCAGCTCTTGTCAACAGGTCACTTACAGACATGCCAGAAGTACCACACGTTTATACATCAGACGCTTGCAACACACGAGTACTATGGGCATGGTCGCGGCGCCCAGAGCATGTAGAAATTTCTGAAGAGACAACGCTCCATATCTTAAAGAAAGCAACAGAGATGGGTTCTAAGTATTCATCAAAAATACCCATTGTAGAGGCAGCTGACCAGCGAATAAAAATTGCAAGATTAGCAGTTGCTTGTGCAGCTTGTGTAGTATCTACAGACGAGACCTTTGAAAAGGTAATAGTCAAACCAGAGCATGTTGACTTTGTAGTTGACTTCATGAATGAATTGTATTGTGCAAAGAGCTTTGGATATGACAAGCTTAGTGAACAAGAACAGAATACAACCGACACTTCAGATGGTAACATTGAGAAGCTGAGGTCCTTGTTCTTAACGCTACCTATGCAAGACCATAATGAGATGGCTAGAATTATTTATCAATTACCATATTTTAGCAGGGCTACGCTTGAAGACTACACAGGCCTTACTAAAGATGACTTGAAGATGCTATTGAAGTTTATGACTACACAGTATCTTGTAGAGAAGTCCCGCGGCGACTACAGGAGACTACCACTGGGTACCCAGTTATTTGAGAACCTTACAACACAACCTGCAACGCAGGAAGAAATAAAATTAG